CACAGGAATTAGAGTGTGATTTCTTAGGGTCTGGAGATAGTGTTATTACATCTGAAACAATGGAAAGAATTGCTAAAACAATGGTTAAACCTCCTAAAGAAAAATACATGCAGGGAACATTATGGCAATGGAAAGATCCAGAAGAAGGTCATAGATATATTATGGGCGTAGATGTTAGTAGAGGAGATAGTGATGACTTTTCATCAATTAATATTATTGATTTTGATTCAAGGGAGCAGGTTTTAGAATATATCGGTAAAATACCTCCAGACGATTTGGCTTCAGTAGCATACAAATGGGGTATTCTTTATAACGCGTTCATTGTTATTGATATAACAGGAGGAATGGGTGTAGCAACATCAAGGAAGTTGCAGGAGATGAATTATAGGGATTTGTTTATTGATGGGTTTAACACAAAGAATATGTGGGAATACAATCATAAAGCGTTGGAAAAAATACCTGGTATAAACTTTAATAACAAAAGAACTCAAATAGTTGCTTGTTTTGAAGAACAATTAAGACACGATTTTATAATCAGGTCACACAGGTTACTAAATGAACTTAATACATTCGTTTATATTAATGGTAAACCAAATCACATGAAAGGAGCTCATGATGACGCGATTATGAGTATTGCTATTGCAATGTACGCCGGTGACATATCATTTACACAACTTAAAAGAAACGAACAACAGAATAAAGCTATGCTTGAATCTTGGGTGATGTCAGAAAGAACATATGAAGCACCGCAGAGTAACGTATATTCTTATGGCACTTCTTTTGATCAAGTAGGGATGATGCAAATAGATAGTTCACCATATGCCAAGTCATCTACATCCAATGTACCCGCTAAAGAACAATATAATCAATATTCATGGTTGTTTGGTGGCAAAAAAAGGGTTGATTAATCCTTAAATTTTAATTAGATTAAATAGAATAGTATTTATATAGTATGGCGAATCAAGACTTGACCATTTATCAGAGGTTAACCAAAGTATTTGGGTTTCAAAACAAAGGGGATCAAAATCCACCTTCCTTTAATTTTTCAAGAGAAGAGTTATTAAAAACGGATGATCCAGTTGAATTTGAAAAGGCGAAACTGCAAGCGCAGCAATCGCAATTTCTTTTTGATAAATGGACTAAATTAGATAATTCATTATATAATCAGTCTGTTTATTACGAACCAAATAGATTGGCAGCGTATTATGATTTTGAGTCGATGGAATTTACTCCTGAGATATCAGCCGCTTTGGATATATATTCTGAAGAGTCTACAACAATATCAGAAAAAGGGACTATCTTAAGCGTTTATTCAGAATCTACGCGAGTAAAAAATATTTTAACAGATTTATTTGAAAATAGGTTGGATATAAACACCAATCTTCAAATGTGGGCTAGAAACTTATGTAAGTATGGTGATAACTTTGTTTACTTAAAAAGTGATCCAGAAAAGGGGGTTGTTGGTTGTCAGCAATTACCAAATATTGAAATTGAAAGATGGGAGGGAGCTCAAACAAGAACACCTAATCAAGGTGAAATTAGAATGCCAATTCGTGAATTGCGTTTTACATGGAAAAACAAAGACATGGAATTTCAATCATGGGAAGTAGCTCATTTTAGATTATTAGGAGATGATAGAAAACTTCCTTATGGTACATCAATGTTAGATAAAGTTAGAAGAATTTGGAAACAATTACTTTTAGCTGAAGATGCTATGTTGATTTATAGAACATCAAGAGCGCCCGAAAGAAGAGTGTTTAAGGTGTTTGTTGGTAACATGGATGATAAAGATATTGAAGCATATGTACAACGTGTTGCAAGTAAATTCAAAAGAGACACTGTTGTTGACCAAAGAAATGGTCAAGTCGATATGAGATATAATCAGATGGCTATTGATCAAGATTATTTTATACCAGTTCGTGATCCAGCTGCACCTAGTCCAATTGAGACTTTAGCAGGAGCACAAAACTTAGGCGAGATTGCCGATATTGAGTATATTCAAAAGAAACTATTAGCTGCACTTAGAATACCTAAAGCGTTTTTAGGTTTTGAAGAAGTTGTTGGCGACGGTAAAAATCTTGCATTAATGGACATTCGTTTTGCAAGAACAATTAATAGAGTTCAAAAATCTTTAGTTCAAGAATTAAATAAAATAGCATTAATTCACTTATATCTTTTAGGTTTAGAAGACGAATTAGAAAACTTTACATTAGGTTTAACTAATCCATCTTCACAAGCGGATCTATTAAAGATTGAGCAATGGAAAGAAAAGGTGACACTTTACAAAGACGCCACTTCGGATCAATCACAAGTTGGTATTCTACCTGTTTCACATACTTGGGCTAAGAAAAATATCTTGGGTATGAGTGATAATGAAGTTATACTTGATCTTCAGCAACAAAGACTTGAAAGAGCTATGGGGGCTGAATTAACAAATACAGCTAAGATCATCCCAAGATCTGGTGTATTTGATGAGGTAGATTCTAAGTATGGTATACCAGAAGAAGAAAGAGCAAAAGTAGATGCGGCAGCAGCTGAGGGTGGGGATTCTGGAATGGATATGACATCACCACCACCATCAGGGGGCGGCGATTCAGCACCAGCAGAACCATTAAGTGAAAGTAGAAAAATAAAAATGAATAATATTCTAGGAGAAAGTGACGACATTTCAGATTTATTTGATCTAGATAAAGCTAAGAAGAATATTTATGAAATAGAAAATAAATTAAAAGACATATTAAACCAATAAAAATGAGCAAAGTTGGTATCATTAAAACTAAACTGTTAAAGAAGTTGACCGAATCATACGGCAGCAAGAATAAATCTGAAATAAAAGATATTATTAAAACCGTACTTGAGAACAAGAAGTTCAAAGAGATGTATTTGTTTTATGAGGAGATCGAAAACAAATATATTGAGGATAAAGAAACCGCAAAGCTATATATTGAGGGGTTGGAGAATATGGTAAATAGCCAATCAACAATTAGTGAAATTACTGATTTTTGTAAAAAACTAGATAAAAAATTAGGTAATATATCTTCAGATAGTAATGAATTATACGAGTCTTTGGATCAACTATTTTCAAAAGATACATTATCAAATATTGAAAGCAAAGTTGTCGCGAAAAAGAAATTAGTTGAGCATTTAACAAAGAAAAAAGATATTGCAACAAAAGGTAATGAGCCTTTTACTGTTAATGAAAGTCTTCTTTACGGGGTATTGGCAAACAATTTTAATGTTTTATATTCTAATAATTTAAACGAAGAACAAAAGAAAGAATTTAAAGATATTATGTCATTATCAAATGATGAGCTTGTTGTTAAAACAACCGAACTGAAAGAAGGTATCAATAATAAAATTGAAGGTCTTTTAGTAGAATCGAATGACAAAGAAATGAACGAAAAACTTAATAGAGTTAAACAAGAAGTTAACACAAAAGAAGTTTCCAGATTAAATTACTTCAGATTGATAGAATTAAAAAATGGTCTTGATTAATTATCGAGACCATTTTTGATTTTTTGCACATATATCGCTTTGCGAATTTCAGCGCGCCTTTTTACTGATGGTTTGACAAATTCTTGTCTCTCCCTTAACTTTTGAACCTGCTTTATTCTTTGAACTTTATATTTGTAAGTTCTTAAAGCAGACTCAATGTTTTTTTCTTTTTTTAAGTCAATTATAATCATATAAAATAAATATAATACAATTTTTTGGAAAATTAAAAATTTTTAGTTATTATTATATTACACCATAATATAAATAAAATTATGTAAAAAGTTAATGAAAATCGGGAAATATATTCCTCTAGGGGATTATAAAGAAGTAAAAATTGGTTATGGTACTGTAGACTTTAAAAATTTAAAAACCATTTACTTAAAATTAAATGCTTGGGTTGAACCTGAAAACGAAGAATTAGATTTTGACAAAACAATTTCTTTTGCTAGGAAATCTATAAAAGAACTAATAAGAACACACGATTTTAATGGTTATTTTAAAAAAGAAAGTATAGTTGATCTTGATATTAGAACAAAGGGGATAAAAATGAATAAGAGATCTTTTATGAATTTAGAGATCACATTATTTGTTGATAATTTTTTTGATGTAAAATCTCAGAGTATTAAATCAATATTAAAAACCTTTCTTTATTCTTCAATTGAAAAGTGTTTATCTGACAAAAGCTTGTTCAATTTTAGCAAATCTAAGATTTGATTCAAAAATGCTTGTATTTATATGATATATTAATATATCTATAAATGAAAGTATTGGGACCAAATGAAACGGGTAAAGGCATTTTGATTGAATATGATGCTGGTCACATATCACCCGAAGATTATAAAAACAAGAATATTATTACAGAAATGCAGAATAAGGATACCGATCAGGACCTTATTCTGTATGCTGTTTTACAAAAGTTTGATACCCCAAATAAAAATGGTAGAATTTACCCCGAAAATTTATTAATAAGGGAAAATGAAAAATACCAAACAATTATAAAAAAGGGATCTGCATTAAACGAATTAAATCACCCATCCTCATCTCTAATCGATCTTGATAGAGTTTCTCACACAATTTTAGAAACGTGGTGGGAAGGAAAAACCTTAATGGGTAAAATAAAAATTTTAACGTCACCTGGTTGGAAAAAAATGGGTATAGTTAGCTGCAAGGGAGACCAGGCGGCTATGCTAATACTAAATGGGGTTACTCTAGGTATATCATCTAGAGGGGTTGGATCATTAAAACAAATTAAAGGTCAAAATATTGTACAAGACGATTTTGAGTTAGTTTGTTTTGACTTAGTGTCTTCACCATCAACACCTGGTGCATATGTATTCCAAGATATTAATGATAAGGATAAGTTCAACGAAACTGTTGAAGAAAGACCGGTCGTTGAAGATAGGATGAAAAAACTAATGGGTAAACTAGATTCTTTTTTAACAAAATAATAATAAAAACGAGAAAAAATCATTCTTTTCAATATTGAGAAGTAGATTTTTTTGATTATACGCATATTTATATAGTAAATCAAATAAAAAGATGACCGAAAAATCTATTCTAGAACAAGCGTTGCTTCAAGTTAATACACTTGAAGAAGCAGTAAAGCAAAATGCAAAAGGTATACTTTCTTCAGTAATGAAGCAAGAACTAAATGAGTTGCTTAAAGAGTCAGAAGAAGAAGAGGAAGAAGTAGCTGCTGAAGAAGAAGCTATGAATCCTGAAGAAGAGGAATCAAAAGACATGTCAGAACAGCCAGCTTCCGATGAAGAAGAGGAAGATGATGCTGAGGAAGCTGATGATGATGAAATACCCTCGATAAATGATGAACCATCAAAAAATGTTGATGACGAATCTCCAGCAATGGATGATATGCCATCAATGGGCGAGCCAGCTGATGATGATATGCTTGATATGACAGGAGCTTCTGATGAGGAAGTTTTAAAAGTTTTCAAAGCTATGTCTGATGAAGATGGTATAGTTGTTAAAAAAGATGGTAACAACATCGAACTTAAAGATGAGGACGATGAATACATCATTAAATTAGACGAATCCGAAGAAGAGGAAGAAGGTGAAGTTTCTGAAGAAGAAGAAATTGAAATACCTGAAGACTGGAATGAGGAAGAGTCTATTGAAGAAGTTGCAGAAGGTGAGGACGGTAGCGAAGAAACTGTTTACGAAATCGAATTAGATGACGAAGACGTTGAAGATTCTGAAAAAGAATCGGAAATGGCTGAAGAAGATGCTATGGAGGTTGAAGCGACAGAAGCTGCTAGAACCAAATGGAATAAACATGGTGATAAGGGTGGATCTGATAGAGCTGGTTTAAAAAGTAAGAAAGTATTTGCTGCTGGAGCAATCAACGAAGAGGTTGAGAATCTTAAAAAGCAAAATTCTGAATACAAAAAAGCTTTAGTTCTTTTCAAAGAAAAACTTAATGAAGTTGCTGTGTTTAATGCTAATCTTGCTTATGCAACACGTTTATTTACTGAACATTCAACTACAAAACAGGAGAAATTGAATATTTTAAAAAGATTTGATTCAATTTCAACTATAAACGAATCTAAAAATCTATACAATTCTATCAAAGCAGAACTTGAAACTAAAAAACCAGTAACCGAGTCTGTTGTTGAAAAAATTGCAACTACTCCTTCAAGCTCTTCTTCACAAGAAATGTTGGCTGAATCAAAAGCTTACGAAAACCCACAATTCAGAAGAATGAAAGACTTAATGAGTAAATTAAAATAATAAACTAAAAAAACAAATAAAACAA